TTTTCTTCTTCTTTCTTTTTACCTTCTTGCATTTGCTGTAACTGCAAAGTATTTTTTACAAAGTTTTTATCGCCTTTTAAGGCACCGCCTAAAGCATAAAGCATTAAAGAAAGTTTATCATTTTTACTACCACCCATAGGGTCAGGTGTAATTGTAGACGTGGGTGTTGGTGTTGATTTTCCTATCGACATTATAAAACTCCGTAATTAACCATGTAATAACCATTAGCGTGTTTAGATACAGCCTCTGGCATATACTTCATAACTTCTTGTGCAATTACACCTGTTGTTGGATCGTTTACTCCAAGCTCTTTAGCTTTATCATTCCAATCCCATGTGTAAACATTGTGTCCATTTTTAGACTTACCAATAGGTTTAATGTTTTCTTTTAGTCTTTCGTCAGACATCATCATAGCCATAGTTGCTAACTGTGCTGCTGTTCCAGCAATGTCTCCTGCTCCAGTTTTTTGCTGACCTGTTGTTGTTCCACCCACTAATGGTGTTCCCATACCAGCACCCAGTAAACCAATTTGCTGTGGTCCATAACCAAGCGCTCTTTGGAACTCGCCTCTTTGTGCATCGATTGCTCTTTGTTGTAGCATTTGCTGCTGCGCACCCGCTTGCCCTAGTAATCCTAGTCCTTGCAATTGCTGTCCTTGTAATCCACCTAGCAAGCCTGCCCTCTGCGCACGCGCTTGCATTTCTAATTGTGGCTGTGTTAATGCAGCTCTTCCAGCAATGTCTAAGCCACCCATCTGTCTTTGTTGTTGTAGCTGTGCTTGTTGCATCCTTCTTTGTTGTCCAAGCTCTGCACCAAAGATACCTGCTTGTTGACCAAATTGTGCTTGTTGTAATGCACGCTGTTGCTCTTGACCAGCACCAAATATGCCTAATTGTTGTTGTCTTGCTAAATCAGCTTGCGCCGCCGCTTGCGCCTGCTCAAAGCCTGACTGTCTTAAACCAGCAGCTGTTCTAGCCATCTGCTCTGCGTAAGGTCTTTGTGATTCAGACTCTAGTAATGCAGATCTTGAACCGCCGAAAGCACCTGCTCTGATTGCTCTATCCTGCGCACCGCCACGCGCTATATCAGCTTGTCGCTGTATGTCGCCCATTGCTAAATCTATAACTTGTTGTTGATATGGAGATTGATAAGCACCTATGTCCTGGCTTAGTAAACCCCTGAACTGCGGTGCAGATACTGGACCTATTTGAGCTGCGCCTGGAGCTTGTGTTGCTTCTATAGTTGGTGCTTCAAAACCAGTAACAGGTTGTATGGTAGGCTTAAATTGATCTTGTGCCATACCTTGTAAGGCTTGTGTTGGGTCATAACCCATACCAGATTCAAACATACCTCTAGTAGCTTGAAATTGTCTTAGTTGATCTGGTGAAAAACCAGCAACCATTGGTCCTGTATAGGGTAAAAATGGTTGTTGTGCTACACCTTTAGCTGCACCAAAAAGCTCTTTAAATTGTGCTTCTTGCCATGCTGGTAAACTTGCTTCTTGTACTGTTGTGGTTTTTCCTTTACTCATAAGTCTTTTCTAATTAAATATTCTGTTTCAAATCCTAGATGTTTTATCTTTCTAATCCATCCTTTTCTACCGCCACCGTAAAGCCTTTTGATGCCAGCTTTCTTAGCGAACTCCTCTATATAAGGTAGCATTTCTTCTAATTCTTCGTAATCTCCACCACAAAATAAAAGGTTCATAGCTTTTACTTGTGGATATATTACAAATTCTGTTATGTATGCAGACTTTTTGCCTGGCCATAAATGGAATATTCCACTTCTTATTTTATCCTCTATGTCATCGATTGTATAGGAATCTTGATGTTTTACAGCCTTTGCTATATAAGGCTTACATCTTTCCCATTCAATCTCCCAAGGCTCTCTTTGCTCCTTTGGGTGTAATTCAACTACTGTATTAGTCGCCTTTTGCATATTCTACGATGCTCATAATTACACTTAATTTGTTTGCATGAGAAGCTGTGCAATTTATAATTTCTCCTGCTGTTAATATTAAACTTCTAGTTAATAATTCAGTTGTTGCGTGTGCGCTTATATTAAATTGCGACCATAATGTATGCACTACTGAATCATCACTTGTCATTGTTAAAGTAAAATTTGTTTGTTGACCGCCATCTTCTGTTATTAAAATTGATTCAACAATAGCAAAATCAAAATCATTGCCTGTGGGTGCTGTATATATATGGGTTGGATTTGTTGTACTCAAATCTACAGTAGCATTAGTTGCTCTTTGTATATACTGTCTTTGTGAGGATAAGTCCATTATCTTTTACCTCTAGTTCTTACATTTAATCTTATATTACCAACTTGAAAATCTTGTGTTGTACTACCTGTTACAGTCATCTGTACTTGTCGTGCTGTAAACCTGGCATCGGTATATCCATCATTTTCAAAGGTAAAACTACCAAAGTCTGTCTCGCTACCTAGAGGGGTAAACTTACCTTTAAAACTTATTGTTACACCTGGTAATGTGTTTGCCTCTTCATCTGGAATAATCTGATTACATTGCACATAGTTATCGCCATTACCTAATTCTATTGGACCGCTTGTACAAAACGGAACGTCACTATTTAAGTTTGGTGAATTAGATAATGTGGTTGATTCGTGTTCGTAAACAAAACCATTTGAATCACCAGCAATAGGATAATCAAACGCACCTTGGTCAATCCAACAACCTCTATCTAAAGAACCTATAGACCAAGTGTTTTCTCTATAATTCCAAATTATATATTTGTTTGGTCTGTATTGGCTTGTTCCTACAGGAAAACCCCACCATATTTCGTTGAAGTTAGAGTTGTGTCCACCCCATGATGCATTTCTACCAGGAACATTTAAGTTGTCGTATACAAAATCATGCACTTCACATGGTATTTCTCTAACAACCCCATCATAAATAAAGTAAGCATTTTCACCCATCCACGCAAGAAAATTACCTGTTTGAACGACTGATCTTCTACTTACTGCTTTACAGTTAGAACCCGCTGCTGATATACCGTAAACAAAAGGTGAGCCTACATAACTCATTCTATCTATACCAGTATCACTAAAAATAATTACATCGTTTTGATATTTTATGCCTAATAATGCACGACCGCCTGTAGGTATTTGTACGTCACCAGCTGTATTAGTAGCTTTAGATGTCCAATTTGTATTATCTTCTCTATCACTCCAAGCAACTTTTCTTGGGTCTCCACCTGCACCAATAGCAACTAAATGTCTTTCATTGGTTACTAATATAGCTTGATTATTAATAGGTGCATTGCTTACTACAGTTCCTATGGTGTCTGGTGAACCACCTGCTGAATCTGGTCTCCATTGATATATTTTACCGTCACCAGAAAAACAAAATATAAGATGCTCTCCCCAGTTATCAAAGGAGAAATGACCTTGTTGTAATGGTAGGCCTGATTGAGAACGAGCATCGCCATAATCTTCTACGTTATAGTGGTATGCACCATATCCCAAAGGATCAGCTGAAGCAGCATTGACAAAACCTGTTGGTGTTATATCTGTCCAAGTATTGTCATAAAGAACATAGATTTTTTGTCTTGTACCTACTGCTAAAACAGGATTACCTGCATTATCTTTATAGGCATACATACCTATAGGCTCACCGTCTAATGCAGTAGCTCTTAGTTTAGTCCAACCACCAATAGGCTTAAGATAGCCGTTTTCAAAACGCACGAGATTGCCGTCAACCCAACGACCTTTGTTAGCATAGTCAGTTCCGTTTTTGACTATGCCAGCTGGCGGAGTTACAGGCAATAGTGCCATTGTTTAACCTATAGTTTTAGTAACAGATGTAGGATTGATTTGGTTTTCAATGTTGCTGTCTAATCCTGATTTAAGATTAGCGACTTCATCATCACCCATACCAGATGTAACCCAACTAGTTACTATGTCATTGGTAAGATCTGCGAATGGTATAAAATTAGATATATCATCTGCATTAACGCTGTAAGTGCCATAAGAAGAAGCTGAATAGTTATTTCCTTCAGAATCTTGCTGATCGCTCTCTGCGTTTAATCGCCAATGAACCACATAAACGACATCAGAATGTCCATCGTGGTTTGGGTAAGTGTCAACTGTTTTGCAATCCCATGTGTAAGTGTTACTCATTTTTAAACTCCTGTGTTTTCGTTAGCGTTTCTTTTTGCAGTTTTAACTGCGTCTGTCCAAACTGTTGAAGCTATACCCTGAACCTCTGTAGACTCACCTGATACATCTGTATCTGTATGAGTCCAACTATCATCATCATTCTTTACAGAGCTTACACAGTCTAATACGTGTCTATGAAAAGACCTACTAAGCTCTACACCATCTTCTTTAATGACTGTAGCTGTTCTTACTTGTATAGCTTTGTAGTCTCCTACAACTTCTATTTTATCTTCTATTA